AATCCGCCAAGAACGCACAGATTGGATTGTTGAATACCAGTGCATCGAGGTTCGATTCATTGAGCGTAGGAACGTGCTTAACAGGGTTAGCTAGAACGTCTCGCATTTCACTGAACGGCATTTCCAGTAGCCACGCAGCGAAACCGGGCAACTCAGGAACAAACTCTCCCTCAATTCGATCAGGGAAAACACTGATCAGATTGCGGCGCAAAGACGGATCGATCACTTGATCCATTACGACAGTCAGTCGGCGACGCTCCAGACCGCTACTGATGTCAGAGCTGCTGATGTGTTCGTTACTGGCGATGGAGACAAGAAGCTCGGGTTTGAAGTTGATAACTTCTTTGCCGTACTTCCGTTCAGCGCGGAGAGTATCGCTGGATGATGTAAGTTTCTTGAGGGTGTCAAGTCGCTTACTAAATGAAGCTTCGTCAGTCAGCAGTAGCAGTCGCTTACCGATGAGACTGTGACATTCAAAACGGTTGGTTTCGATTGTCTCAAGGTCGCTGGTGTGGGTGCCCGTGTAGCCAGCCAGGGCGATCAACAACTGCTGCAGCGTGGACTTACCCGATCCGCCAGGACCGATCAGGTGAAGAAACCGCTCGCCCGTCGTGTATCCAGTCAGGACTGCACGGCAGAATGCACGGATAATGACGAGTTTCTCCTTACCGACTGCCCATTCCAGCCACTTAAGAATCTCAGGACACTGGGGCGCTTGGCTGTAATCAAACGGGAGTTTCGTTTGGAAGTAGTAGTCGCGCCGATTGCCCTCTTCAAAGTCGAGAGTCTTGGCGTCAAGAACTCCATTTTTGAAGGGGATCTTGCCGCGAGCTGTTTGCCAGATTGAACCGCGACCACCGTTTACAGATCGCAGCAACTTTGCCTTGAGGATGAAGTAGACAGAACTGATAGTTGCTGAGTTGTATTTCGACAGGACCCCAGCTTGTACAAACGTGTCGAGAGTTTTGACGATGCGCCGTTTGATATGTTGCTCGTCGTTCAGGAACCAAACGCCATCGTTATCGTCGTAGGCAAAGAACTCATCGAGGCTTGAATCGTAGAGAAACTGTTCCCCATAGTTATTTACGATGATGTCAGCGATATCGTTTTCGCTGAACTGCCTGTTGTTATTTTGAATCTGAATTAGCTGCGCCGGAGATTGCGGCGTGGTGTTTGGCGTCATCTTTGAGGTTGAGGGTTGTGATGTAGATGTAGATTGAAAGTCGAAGTCAATTGTCATCACAGAGTTCTTAGGCTCTGCTTTTTTGTTCTTGATTTGATCTTTGATGTCGTCGGGACACAGCTCTTTGTACAGTGCTGCATTTTGAGATTTGATTCGTTTCCAGGCGGAACTTTCGCCGTCCTCTGATGCCAAGGTCACTGCCGGTCTTAAAGATGCAGGATCTTGGATGCTGTTCAGGATTCGGTTAAACTTGCCATCAAGCTCAGGGTCGTATTCGTAGATAGCATAGAAGACTTGGTTCGCCGCGTCAAGGGGCGCAGTCGCAGTCGGAACATCGTTCTCCCGCAGCCAGTTTGCCCAACCGATGATCTCCTTAAACGCGAGCGCCATCGCTGTTGAGCGATCGTCTACGGGCTCCCCATCGAGGATTCCTCGTACGGATCGGCTCAGTAGTTCGGTCAGCTCTACGCCTTCTGGGTCAGGCTCCAGGGCTATTGCCTCTTCAGGGTCTGACTGACCTTGTTCTTGCTTAGGTATCTTTGTGTACGCTAAGTAAGCTTCGTCAATCTTTTCCGCTGGTATGTACTTGTCTGTCGTGCAGATGAAACCGTTTGGATCTGATGTGCCATAGAACAGATTTGGAACCTGCGTGGCCCTGATGTCAGAACCGGGAATCTGTTTTGATATTTCTCTGGTAAACCATTGGTAGAAGTCTTTATCTAGAATAGATTTACCTAAGCCAAATACCAAACGGAACCTTGGCCAGGATTCTGTTGTACTTGGAGAGTAGTATGCGAAGCTTAGATATCGGTTGCATATGTCTAATTGTAGAGCTTCTTCTACTGTCAGTTCTTGCTGTTGTACTTTGTTCCCTTCTTTATCCTTATGATTGGCCTGATTATCTATGTCTACTATGATCAAGCCAGCTTCGATACAGCCTGTGCCGCCGCTGACCCGTTGACCATTAACAAGGTGCCACGCACATAAACCGTATCCCTGACACGTCAGTTCAGCTATACGATCAATTCCAGCTTTTCCTTGCTGCCAGTTGTTATTAAAGGCAGTAAAGTTACCACCACTTCCGATCTTGCCTAGCGCCGGATCGATATGTTTCTTGACTTCTTCGTTCCAAGAGAAAACAAAGTCCATCCGGCAGGCGTGGCAAGGCGGCTATTCTGACACGGCTGGGCCCCCCGTCAAGGTGGCGCCGTGAAAATAGTGTTAAGTCGTGCGTAACTGTGCGTAGAAGTCACGGACGATAGCGAGCCATGACTTTGTATGTTTTTCAATCTCGGACTCGCTGAATGTAAACACTTGCACAGAAAAGTCTGGGACTGGTGTACTTACAATGATTTGAGTTTTAGTTATCCTTACTCCTAAACAGGTTTCGGCTGCGAGTTTATAGGCTGCTAATTGCAGTGTCGTTTTCTTGAGTTTGAATACACCGGATATGAGGGCTTTCTTCAGGTCTTCAGGTAGGTTTGCTTTGGCGTTTGGAAATCGTGTGGAGTACGGACCTAGTGAGGTTTTGAAGTCTCCGAGGATTACTTCGCCGTTTTTATCTTTGTAGATGATGTCCGGACACCCGGCATAACCCTCGTCAGTTTGATCGTCGTAATAGTGCAGTCGACCTACACCATCCTCACCGACGTACTGATTCCACTTTGGTTGATTGTAGGGTTTTTCAGACCACAGAACTTTTGCATCACCGAGTAACTCTTCGAGTTTCTCCGGCATGTCTTGCCAGTAGGGCTCGTAAGGTTTCGGCGGAATAACCTTAAGTCCACGAATGTAATTCTCTACAGAGTTGTGAATCCATGAGCCCCGCTCCGCAGCTTTTTCAGCTACGCCAGGGTTCTGGAGATTCCAGTGCTGTAGCTTCTTTCTGGTTTCCTCAGTCTGCGTGGCAGATAAGATGCTGGTTACAGAAGGCAGCGGTCTGTGAACTCCGTTGCAAACGTAGTGCCGTAAACCGTCAAGAGTTAGTCGTGTTTGGGACACATTCTCGTGTCAATTATCTAAAGTATAGCGGGATACTTAAAAGGTGCTCGAAATGTTTGCAGCGCGAGGCGGCTCATCTTCACTATCATCATCTTCGTCATCTTCTAAAAAGAACTCCGATACAGAGTACTGAAAGTTCTTATGGTCAGAATCCAGATCTTTAGCTAAACAAAGTCCGGCGTTGAAACTTTCCTTGATGATTTCGGCGCACTGCTCAGGCGATCGCACGTCTCCCTCGGGAGACACCGTTTCCTGCAGAATCTGATCAGAGATCATCACTGCGCATATCTTTTCAAGCTTTACGTTTATTTTGTTCAGACTCTCTACGAGGTTTTCTTGGAGCTTGATAAGCTTCTCGATTCTCGTCGTCATGTTAATGGTGTTAAAGGTTTAACTGCGTCCCAATCTAGGGCATAGACAATCTCCGTACCTTGATTCGGTCGATTTTTTTCGAAGATGAACCAGCAGGCTGTCACGGAATCTCTGGTTGAACCGATTGCCCTGAACTTCGGGCGTGGTGAGAGGACAATCATTTTCGTCAGCGGATTCTCCTGCAGGAACCGCCGCCTCTTGGTCGCTGGTTCTAGAAACGAGAGTCGATCGAGGACGATTAAACCTTTCTGAGCTATCTGTAAACCGTATTCAAGTATGTATTGATTGTAATCGTTAGATCCAATTGTTACGGCAGTAGTCCATGAAAAGTCTTGAGTTTGTAGTGAAGACCACCAAAATGAATCATATAAATTTTCTTCATTTTCATTTACGGTTATCTGTAAGCCGTCCTTCTTAAGATTATCTGTGAGTAAGTGCAGGGGATCGTATGGGGCCAGTATCTTCCCGTTAAGGCTGTCGTGTTTTTCTGCCAGTGCCTTAACTACGCCACTCGGTAGGTTGTAAAACTCGCTCACGCCGCATCCAAGATCTGAGTGAGTCTAGCTTGCTCCCGCGTGGTTGTTAACTCCTCTTTTTGTTCGAGGCTTTATGTCTGAGGTTAAGTGGACAACGCAAGAGCAGGACTTTATGCATCAGTATTTTTTGATGCAGGCCAAGAAGCTAGGCAAAGATGAGTTGTTAGATTTATTCGAGCATGTTCATAAACAATATTTAGTTAATCATAGACTATTTAAGTCTTTGATGAAATGGTGCGTTTCTAGTGGTTTTGACTTGCCTAGTTTTAATACTTTATTATCAGATTAACTTTATTGTTTTTTATTGTCACTCTAAATTAACATAACCGTACTGATCCGTAAATACTTCTGTAAAGTCCACAATTACTGCGGAACCTGAACCTACTGATGTTATTATTGACCCGTTGTTTCCCGTGTTTGCAAATATTCCTGATACTTTAGTAGTTATACTGTTACTTCCTCCTGTTATGTTCGTTGTGTTTGTTGCGACAGCTCCACCTAAAATACCTGAGGGATTATTCCAGTTTATACTTTTATAATTTCCGCTACTTATAATAGATAGACCCATAGTTACTATAGAGTTAATCCCAAAACTGTGTTCTGTTGAATCAAATTTTGGCTTTAAGACAACGGTAGCTCGATTTACGTATTCTGTATTAGAGTTTATCGTAAAACCTCCTGCTGATATGTCTGTGTCTAATAAATCTATTATTTTACCGGATGCTGGTGTTATAAATGCTGCTGTAGTAAATATATTTGAATTTACGTTGTATTTTAATATTCCCGCCCATGCTGTTCCCTGTAGATTTATCCCCGGCACTAAATTATTTACATTTGGTATACTCATAGATGCTACATATATTTCTGTATTGCTCCCCTCTACAGCGGCTATTGTTGGGGTGTAACCTACTGCACTTGTGTTTGTTCTAAATATTGGAGTCATATTTTCGTTGTATATTACAATTGCTCCGTTTAAACTTTCTCTATCCGTACCTATAAAACAGTCGTTATTTAAATATCTTATTGGTATAGGGGGCACTCTCACAGGATACTGCGATGGAGAAGTTACCGTGGGGCCGTATCTAGTACAGAAAGTTGTTCCGACGTTTAGTTCAAAATTAGCATTTAGAGGACATATAATAGTTCTATTTAATGCGTCTATTAGTAATAAAAACGTTTTGTTATTGTCGTAAGGGGATCGAACAGGTAGTGCGTCTAAGATTACATCTCCACTACCCGAACCGCCTATATTTATACTGCAACCTGGATAAACAGTCGTTAAATTATTAACATCAACTCTAACTATATAACACGCATACAAATTAGAGAAAATAAGTATTATGGTATTAGATAATTCATCAAAATGAATTCTTTTAAAAGAGTTAGAGAGAAAAGTACCTGGTACTGTATAGTACACGTAATTTATTAAGTTACCATTGATAGGACTTATTTCAAATAGCTCACAAGATGGGCCGCTTCTAAAGTCAGCCCCTCGTCCTACGTATACTTTTTCGCTATCTGGCGATAAGATTATACTGTTACGAGTAACCGTAAAAGACGGCATAGATCCATATCTCTTTGTCCATATTTCTTCTCCTGCATTATTTTTCTTACTTACGTAAAGCCAAAAAGGTTCACTAGTATTATTAGGGTCTTCCGCTAGTTGCCACGCAATGAATGTATTGCCGTACTTATCTACAGCAATTACTTGATTAACACCTTCGTAAAAAGGCGTTCCTCCCCACGCGGAGCCTATTTGAGATATCCAATAAGTGCCGTAGCCAGGCGGCACCACTGTTGACAAACAATCTGGAGACGACGCAGCAGTTGAACCGTTTGGATATGTGACTACATAGTATATTTTATAAAAGTAATCGCTTTCCTGTATGGTATAGGTATCTCCAGTTCCTATAGGATTACTGCTTCCAGTGTTATACCAAGTAATAGATACATAAGTACAAAAACTTGATCCTCTTAAAATATCTCCCGGCTGAGGGTTCAGCGGATCACCCGTGGTTGTTGGGCACGGAGGTGGTATATCGCAACCACCGCCAAAGTCATCGTAATTAAGAAGCGCAAAACCTCCTTTATTAGCAAGAAGCTCACCAGCATAGTTATAGTTATATGAAGTAGAGGGTCCCCTATATACATATCTAAGCGGAGACGACATCAGACCCGGCGTGGCGGATCGACGCGTTTCAGTAAACGTCTTGCAATGTACAGGCTGGTGATACCGCCACTGCGATCTATCGGAAGTACCCTGACTCCCCAACAGATTTGTCAGCAGTGAACTTTCATAGTTCCGATGCGTAACACCACCGCCGGTTTTACCTTCAGCAGCGGTGTTTGCATCTGGTGTGTTATACGGTGAATAGTCCTGATTATCAGGGGCACCGCCCCCGTAATACATATAAGTTTCCGGCCTAGTTACATTCGCCCTAGGCTGCAATGCCGCACCACGCGGATTAACCCTCCCCGTCTCCGGCCCGATGGCGCTTGCCGCCTGCGCACCAGCTACATTATCTCGGGTGTATATTCTTGTTGCTTGGTATGTATCTAGCGCACCGCTAGCATTGTATGGAGTTGGATCCAGCGAACCGCTTTGATTAGGAAGCGTGGTTGGAACGTACCGCCAATTAGAGTCGTAATCCCAGACACCATTGATTAAGTTTCCGCTTAAAGGAGAGCCAGGTACTACAATTCCTTCGTTAACTCCGTAAGCCGAGGAACCTGATGTTAATACTATAAACCCTTGGTGATTGGGTCCTGATTGTATTCTTCTATAACCTGAGTCGTAGTTATAGTTATTGAGAGGTACGTACCCCATAGTCGCCTCCTCTGGATTTCTTAAGTCTATCTTTTACTGAGGAAGGATAACCCAAAACCACCCTACTTCAGTTTTCTCTTTGTATGTATTTAAGTTTTTAAAATACCTGTCTATTACTCTATAGTTTTTTATTGTAGTTGTACAAATTACAATTGCTTGTGCATTTTTTATCTTGTTTAATGTCGCTTCAAATAGTTCATAGAGTATTTTAATTACTTTTACGGTTCTTTTTTTAGTATTGTTTTTAACTGCTCTGCCTCTTTTGTTTTTTTTCCTCCAGTACCAATCGTTCTGCGCTCGTTTAGATTTATGTATGCAGCATCCAATGTTCCAGATGCCTGGCTCGTACTGTTCTGCGTAGAGCGCTAGCCACTCCCCCTCATGCTTTTTCCGTAATGTAAATTTCTTAGGGCTTTTCATGCGCAAAAAAAAAGGGAGGCCCAATGAAAAACCTCCCTAGTCTTACTACCCGTCAGAAGTCTATCCCAAGTTTCTCCGCTTGTTCAGCCGTAAGCTCAACAGCTTTCTTGGTCGACTTGGTTGGGATCTCCGGCGGTTCTGACTTTTCGACTGCCGCCGAGGCCAGGCGCGGGGCTTCGCTGGCGGCTGCGATGCTGGCCACTTCTCCTGCAGGATTAGCCGCCAGAAAGTTCCGCTTGATCTCGGCGTGGTCAGTCCCCAGAGGCAGCTCCACTAGGTTGCTGCCGGGAATGTGAGAGCGCAGAGCAGCCGGAAGTAGTTCCGCTCCCTTCTCCTTCAACCATTCGTTCACGTCCGCAATCAACTGGGTTTCAGTCTCTCCCGCTGCTGGGCGATCTTTAAACTCCAGAGCGTTGTAGTTGATCTTGTTCCCATCTTGACCCGTCATAGGGTCACGCTCACTGAAACTCTTCGTGACGAACTTCGTGCTAGTGATAATACTCGCACAGTTAATTCGATTGTTGTAGAGGTTCTGGAAGTAAGCGATGAAGTTCTTCTGCGAAGACTTCCCAGAGATAATCGTCGTTGTGACGCAGCGTGGTGGAAGGAGACGATGCTTAGGAGTTACACCGACGTATGCGATTCGGATAAACTCTTCGCCGTTCCTCATCCCGAGGTTGCCAAAGAACGGAGTAAAGCCAAGCAGGATGAACTCGATCGGAATACCGTTGTCGTTTGCGTCGACAATGGCAGACTCAGAATCGACATCGGATTTCCAACGTCGGGCTTGAAGATCGATCCTTAGGGTGTGCGGAGGGACGTTACAGAGAATTTCGTCAGCCTCAAAATTGCCAGCGATAAATACCATGACTGTAAATCAGAGAGAGAAATCAATAGAACCGAGAGCAGCAGTCGTCACTTTTCCTTTTTCGGGATCGGCGGCTTTCTTAGGTGTTGTGCGGGAAGACTTCGGAAGGTAGAGAACTTTGTCGACGGTGTAGTTCAGGTAAGTTTTTTCGTCCTTAGTAGAGCTGGAGACTTTACCTACAGCAATTGTTGGTGTACCGGGGGCCAGTTCGGACAGTTGTTTAGACAGCTCTCCGAATGCGCTGAGCTTAAACCAACTGGTTTCTTTTTCGTCGTTCTGCCACGCAAGCGAACGGTTAGTTACAGTTGTGTCGTCAAGTTCGACCTCATCCGACTTAGGACCCAGGCCCCCTGTGGCAATGAAAAGATTCATCGCCAGGAGATCATCGAAGTTTTCTTTGGTGACGATCAGAATCGGTTGCATCACCAGAACTCCATCGGGAGTTGGCTTTGTCGGACCGATAGCCAGACAGGTTTCGTTCTCTTCGAGTTTCTGGAGAAGCTTGCCTACGTAGTGATCCTTCTTTTGTTTCAGTTGGAGTTTGGTTGGGATTCGTTTGTCGGATGCTGGTAGGGACTCTGCGATGACATCGATAATGCCATCAGTTTCGTTGGCGGTTGCGGTAACTCTAAGACCGAGAGTGAAGACGTTCACGTTCTAGTTTCCTGTAGATAGTTGAGCGATGGACGTTAAAGGCCTTGGCAATCTGTGTAACACTGACGCCTTGGCTTGCGTAGGCTAGCATCATCCGAGTATCCCCGCCCGTGAGTTTCTCGTTTTTCCTGTCCGCGTAGCTGAAGTGAAATGGGTTCACACAGTCCCGGTTGCCGCAAGTGAGTCTCAGGTGGGCATCTTCTTTTGGGATATCTAAGTACTTGAGAATGACGTTCCGGACGTATAGCCGTTGTTTAAACAAGTAGATACACGGGTAGCCGTCTTTGTCGTATTTACCTTCCCAGGGAAAACAATCGCTGTGCTTGAAGTCGTTGACTGCCAACTTTTTAAATAGTTCAGACAGCTCTGTAGGTTCGACTTCAGCGTATGCGAGTTGGTATGAACTCGCCTGAACGGCTCGGCAGATGTCTGCTGCCTGTGCCTGCGCGTGGCTGCTTTCATTTGCTTCGATCCGTATTTGAGTTTGAATCCCGTCTTTGTGTAAGTTGAGAGCGTATTGCTTCACTACCAAAAACCTTTACGTTCCCTGATTGGTTCTGGGTTTGTGTTCTCGATGAAGAATCTCTTTAACGAGTGCCCTACTGCATAAACGCTATCTAATGTTTTTGCCAGCATACTGGCTTCTTCGTACGACTTAAATACTTGAGCTTTGTCCTTGTTCTTATTGTACTTTACGACCTTATCTCGGGTCAGTGATTTTTCGACATACTGTCCAGTCAAGTTCGTTATTACCCACGCTTCGCGGAAACGCAGGTGCGTCATTCCGGTCATTTCCGCTTCGGTGTAGAGCTTGACGGGTTTTGTCTTTTTAACTTTATCTGTGTTTTTACGAGCCGCTGGTTTCTTTACCGAAGGCTTACCTGTATCTTTATATTTTTTTAGTTTCCTTGCTGCGTTTGCCGCTTGGAGCGCCGTGGTTACACCCTCTTCAGTTAGGTAAATTGCCTGATCGACTTCGCTCCAAACCAGCCCGTAGTAAAGACCACCGACTTTGAGTGTGTAGATTTCTTTATCTTTTTCTAGTTTTACTGCTGCTTGCATTTCAGTTTAAAGCCCGCCAGGAGTATACCTGACGGGCTGGTTCTCCGAAACCCTCGGTCTATTTACTTCTTCTTTTTGTTTTTTGCCTTTGCTTCTGCTTTCTTTTTAGCCTCAGCTTTTGAAGCTTGTTGTTTTTTCGGTTGAGTTTGTTTCATGTTTGTCGTTCCAGGCTGACCTGCTTTGTTGATTAAACCTACTACTCCTGTGTTCTCTGGTTGTTTTTTGGTTTCCCTAGGGTCTGGCGTTTTAATCGTTGTTTGTTTTGGCATGGGTTTTTCGCCAGCTTTTTCTAGTTGTCTGTTTAAGAAGTCAGTAGCTTTCCCGCCGAACTCTGCGCCTTTGACTTTATTCTCGTACAGGTAGTCTCTAAAGCCCGCAGCCCCCAGACCGGACTCTTTATATATGTCTTTTAATTCTCCTTTAGTAACTCTAGGGTTCTTAGATTGTCCGGTACGCATAGCTTCTTTTAAAGCCTTGCTCACGTTGAGCGTCGTCCCTATCTCTTCTCCACCCCCTTCGGTTCTCCTGCCACCCGGTCCTTGGGTGCCTGTTCTTTGAGTGCCTGGTCTTTGAGTGCCTGGTCTTTGGGTATTCGGCTGATTGCGGCCTGTAGTACCACCTGGGCGGGTATTGCTTGTATTACTGAGTGTAACGTCACCTACAGACATACCTTCTACGGCTATGTCTGGGTTGCCGATGTTCGAGAATGTAGGGCTTACTGTGATATTCGGTGTCTGGAATCCACCAGCGGACCCGTATTGAACCATGGTGGATGCCAGCGCTGGCCCCCTCCCAAGCCGACTCCCTCTAGCAGACTTAGGGTTATAGAACTGCTGTATCATCGTGGGGAAGTCGTATCCCGTGGTAGGCTCAGCCATTTTTAATAAAGGCGCCAGACAGTCTTTCCTAGATTGTAAACCCTTCTAAGGGTGTTTACTGTACCTTTTTCTCAAGTTCGTTATTTATCAGCCCAAGTTGTGCCGATGTTAGCGTCTGCTTCAGCTGGAACGTCTTTAAGTACACATTCAGCAGCTTTAATCATTATATTTTCTAGAGTCTGTTTATACTTTTCTGCTTGATCTTCTTTTACCTCAAGCACTAGTTCATCGTGAATACACGCAACTAATCGCACGTCGTCTGTAATGTGTTCCCCTAACTCTGATATAGCGATCTTAAGAATGTCAGCTCCGGACCCCTGAATCAGGGTGTTAGCGCTGGCCATCATCGTCGCATCATCGTAACTAAGTAAACGGCGGCGACCACAGGCTGTTCGGGTGTAAGCCCACCCGTCTCGAATCAGATCCGCCCGCTCCTGATGCCAACTCCGCAACGTTGGGTATGCCGCATGAAACGCCGCGTGGGCGACCTTAGCCTCTGACAACGAAATGATCTTGCCGCTCTGTGCCGCGTAGGTCTTGTATTTTCTGTAGCCCATCCCATACAAAAGAGCGAAGTTTAGTGTCTTACCGTCCTGTCTTTGATCCTTGGTGACTTCTTCAATCGGTTTTTTGTAGATCAGACTTGCGGTCATGGTGTGGAGGTCGATCCCTTCGCGGAACGCCTTTCGCATTTGTGGAATGTTGACGAGCTGTGCCGCCAGTCGCAGTTCGATCTGCGCCCAATCACAGATCACAAGTTTGTATCCTTCCTCAGCGATAAAGCACTGCCTGAACTCTTTATCTCTAGGAATCTGTTGAATGTTGACTGAGAAGGTTGTCTTCGCTTCCCTCTTTGTTGCCTTCCCAGCTCCACTAGATGTAAATCTCCCAGAGTTAGCTCCGACTTGGTTGTAACCCGCGTGGAGCCTCTGAGTTAAAGGGTGTATGTTGTTCAGGATCTTATCAACGTGCTCTAGTTTAGTTTCAATTTTTGTTCTTTCTCTGTATAACTTCAGTGTCGGGTCGTCGCTATGAAATTCAGCCAGTGCGATTTGATTGAGCGTTGGTTTGTTGGTCGACTGGTTTACGGGCAGCTCAACCTTGCACAGTGTTAAAGCGTTGATGACTTGAACCGTGCTTCCAGGGTTGAACTCTTTCTTGGCTTTCTTGCCGATCTGGATCACTCCCTCTGCATTGCGGGGGAGCTTACTATCATCAGGTAGTCGGCTATCTAAGCTGGTTATAAATTCGTTTGTCTTGTCGTCTAGCTCTTTCAGTAGCTTGACTTTAAGAGTTTGGAGTTTGCCGACATCGATCTTGAATCCAGCGCTGCACATTCTTGCCACGGGGCGTATGCACTTGCTCTCGATGCTGTAAACCCCTAACAGATTCTCCTCCTTCAGGTCGGCAAGCTGTTCGGCTGCAATTCGCGGAAGAATGTCAACGTCCGTGGCTGAGTATTCGATCTGATCGAGCGAAAGGTTGTCCGCACCCCAGTTCGATACTTGCTGCTCTTTATCTAACTCCAGCCCGAGTCGACGTTCAGCAACAGCTTTCAGTGAGCATGAAACATCTGCGAAGTAGACCTTACCAATCTTCGGGCTGACTTTCTGTTCTTTGAAACCGGATCGCAGAACTCTCTCCGCAACATAAGTATCAAAGATCTTGCCCTTGAAATCTATACCTAAGTACAGGAGGAACTGGAGGTCGAAGTTTGCGTTGTGAAAGATTAGAAGTTCTCTGCTCTCTATGAGTTGGCGCAGTTCATCAACAACGTTCGTCTTGAATAAATCAAATACATAAATAGTTCTGTCGCCGTCCGCTGCATCTGTATTGCACAACTGAACCAGCCTGGGCTTTGCCAGCCCTGGTTGAAGCCCCGTGGTTTCTGTATCTACACAGAGCTTTGTGATTTGCTCCAGCTCTTTCAGAGCTTCCTCGGCTTTAGTTTGTTCAGTTAAATACTTGACGATCATGATGTAGGGATTAAAAAGGCCCAGACGAATCTGGGCCACGGGTCATTAAGTGGGGACTTCAGCCAGTGTAAGTAACGAAGTAGTTGACTGCCAGCTCAAGGCAATCATCCCAGATCTTCATCGTGTCGATGCCGAATAGCGTAGGGTGTATCGTGTAGTATTTCCGTTGCATCTTATCTACCACCGAATCGGTAGGGCCGCTGAGCTTGCCGTAGGAGATCGCCTCCCTGGTTTCCACCAGCCCGTGATGCTTGGCCCACAGGAGCCCTGCTCGAAGGCCCGTGTACATGGGACCAGCGTGGTAGTTGGTGCGCGTCTTAGTCTTGGTAACGTCTGCCTCCCAGGACTTATCGGTTGCCGATATGTAAGAGAATCCTTTAAAGACCACGGAGTTTTCTGGAACTAGATCATCGAACCAGACTTTGTTCACGAACATTTCACTTACTCCCCTCAGAGTTAGTTCTTGTTCAGCCGGTACGTCTGCTTGATACACGCCCCACAGAAGTGCCGCAGTCCCTGCTGCCCAGAGTGATTTGCTTCTGCACAGCGTAGAGATAACTGTATCTGTCGTCAGATCTTCGGGAGCGATCCTATTCGGGATGGTGTTCTTCCTAGCGGCGTAGCGTTTTCCGCTCTGAGCTTGAGGGTTAACTGAGAGTTTCCATGCAAGCTGTGCAAGGTTCTCATCCTTTTTAGATACAGCCAACTCAAACAACTGTTTAGTGTTAAGTTTGCTGAGCTTTACTAGCTTAGTTAATTCGATCTTGATTGGTTCCGCAGCGGACATAGCGAGCAGAGAGTTAGCCTCCTTTTCGCTAATGACCTGATCGTAAAGAGTGAACTGAAAGTTAGACATTTCAGAAGTGTTCAAGAGTTGTTCATTAAGGGGGTGAGGCCCCTGGTGTTAGGGGCCACAGAAACGATACCACGCTTGTCAAGTCTGGCAAGCTGCCGGGGCTCATCGGATGCTTTTCTGAATAGCATCTATGGCATCGGCAGGCTTGTCCAGATCGACCGAGTACACGTCATCACTGAATCGGTAGCACTCGCTGCTCGGGTCGATCTCCAGACAGATAGTTGTCCATTGGGTTCCGGTCCTAGCCTTGATCGCGTTGATCATGCTGATCTGGTGCTCTGAGACAGTTGAGTGTCCGTCTGTGATCATAAGAACATCAGCTTGAGGGGTTTTGTCGATAATCAAACCCGCGTGGTGAAGAACTGAGTCGAATCGAGTACCACCGCCAAGGAACCAACGCTGTATGTAATCGATGAGGTCAGCATTGTTCTTCCTGTCTCCCTTCAGTTCTATACTGTTGCTTACTACAGTGTCAAATAAGTGTACTTGAACTTCCCTGTTCTCTCTCAGGGCTTCTTCAGCGACTACAAATGAGATAGCTTTGCTCCACACTTCGCGATGGCCGTTCATAGAGCCGGATACATCTATGTACATAATCACGGGACCTTTGTGTAAGTTCTTAGATGATGCTTCATAGTCTTTAGTCAGTAGGGTTTTCTGTGCATACTTCAATGCAAACAAGGCTTTGCCTTCTTTGGTGGTTGCCAGGGCGATCTCAGTAGCGAACGCTTTAGTAATGTCGTTGCCGAACTTAGCTCCGACAATACTCTCGTAGTTCTCCTTGCTTCTCTTAGCTCGTTTGCGTTCAATCCACGTACGCTTGAGTGCCC